CTTGTCCTCGGGTTCCGGCTGATTCTCCAGCAGCGCAAGCTTTTCTTCAGCGGTCATATCTTCCTTAAAGCCCTCGATCTTCGTCCAATCAATCGCCATTGCAAACCTCCTGCGTTTTTATAGTGCTTCTCTGCACTTGAAAGTATGCGAGTTTTATTTAGCGACTTCTCTGCCGCTTTGCGTTTGTCAAAGCGCTTCTCTGCGCTATTTGAACGGACATATCGTCCGCTTAAACCGATTCGTCCTCTCCGGGCGCGACGGGAACGAGATAACACCGACAGTTCGGATGCTTGGCGGGCACACCGTAGAGCGGGAATTTAACCCCGTTTCGCTCCCTGCACACCTTACAGACCTTCTCGTCCTCCTGCGTGACCCATCTGACCGTCTTTACGCCCGCGTCGTCAAAGGCTCTTACGCGCGCCGCATCCGTAACGGTATCCGCCATGTTGCGCATCTGCCCTTCAAAAAGCCCGAGCCCGCGCCTGAGAGATTCCCTGGTGGCCTGCGAATTGAATATTTCAGGGCTGCCGTGATTGACCGCCATCAGGCTTTCCACCAGTCTGTCGCGCTTGCGCTCAAGCTCGCGCCGATACACGTACTGCGTTTTACCGTCGTATTCATCGAGCAGCGCCGCCACGAAGATCATCCCCGGCAGCGAGTGAAACCATTGCTTTCCTTCGGGAAAAATCAGTAAAAGTGCCTTTTGCGCGTCCTTGTAGGCGCTTTGGGCGATCTTCTGGTAAGCATCCTCGGCCTGTCTTTCCACGTCGTCGTAAACGCTGCGAACCTGACCGATGACGTTCAGTTCATCCCATTTCGCGGTACTGACGGCCATGCGCTGAAACAACGCTTCCGCGAGGCGGTACAGGCGTTTGAGCGCCTTATCCGAGTGGCGATATGGGTTTTGTTCAGGCTTCTTCATCTTCGTCATTCACCGGGTTATCATCGCTAAACTGAAGCGGGATCGGAGCCCACTTGACAAGATATTTTTCGCTCTGCCGCGTGACGTCCAGCGGATCGTTGAACAGCCCGCAGGATGCGATGGCGACTTCAGGCGCGATACCCGCTTGCAGCATGCCGTTGAGCGCTTGCGTCTTGCTTTGCAGATTGTCGTGCTGACGGCGCGTAAACTTGCATTCGACTTCGTTGAGCCTTAAATCAAATCCGGCCTTTTTATCTTCGCGGATAATTTTGAGAACCTGCCTTAAAAACTCTTTTTCGCTGCGCTTAAAAAGCAGCTCCGTGTCCCTCGCGCGCGCCTCGGCCTGAGACCAGCCATCCCGCAGGAATACGGCCTGCCCGGTGTCGGAAGTGGAAGTGCCGCCCTTTTTGGTGGTGGGCATCCCGCAAATCACGAGCACCTGATCGTACAGATAATCCACCAGCGTCTGCGTCTGCTCCTGGTTAAGCTCTTGCGACACGAGACTTACGTCGCATTGCATGCCTTCCGGAGCCTTGATGAAGATCGCGCCGAGTTTGCCAATGTTCGGGACGTCGTTTGAGTCCATTTCGCAATTGACAAATTTCAAAAAGCTCTGTACGAACTGCTCCACGCCGTCCACGCGATTGCTCATAATGTTGTTGATCGCGTTCAAAAGGGGCAGCGCCGCCTCAAACGAGCCCATGCGGCTCATATTGAGCCGATACTCATAGATCGGTATATCGTCAAACAAATGCCTCTCCCACTTCAGGAGAACATGATCCTTCACTTCAAAGTAATGCGTGCGCGTATAGCCGCAGCACCACATCTCAAAGGAACCGCCCTTGGATTCCTTGTAAATGACCCGCACGCCCATCATTCTGCGATGGCCAAACCCCGAATGATACACCACAAATGTGGTTCTGGGGTCGGGCGTGTCCAGTTCAAACGGGCTGTAATCCTCATCGTCGGGGTATCGCCCGGGAAGAACCATGCGATAGCCCACGCCGCAGATTGCCATCCATGTGGCAAGGTCCTTGTCGTGCGAGGCTTTGTCCTCATTGAACATATAGCTGTTGAGCTGCGCGACCTGCTCACCGGCAGCGTCACGTTCGCCCCTGCGCACATACGTCACGGGCTCGCCGAGAAAATATCCCGAAGTGAACTGCGTGATCTCGGCGGCATGGTTTTCAACGATTCGATTGCAGATGTCGGGGCGAATCGTCTTCTTCCTGCCCAAAATCGGCTGCTCCCCCCGCATGTAGCGATCAAGATAATCAATCTGCGCGGCATTCACGGTGTGCACCGCCATTGCTTTGTCCAGCACGTCCATCAGATTGTCCCGCGTGATCTCGTCTACAGACGTCGTTATCTCTTTACGCCCAAAAAGCTCCGGACAGCCGATCCCGTTGTCCATGATGTCGGTAGTGGCCTCTGCTTCCAACTGACTATCTCCTTTCGCCAAAAATAAAAGGGGGCGCAAGTACAACCGGATGCCGCTTCGTCTCAGGCATCAGTCAACTTGCGTCCCCAAATAAGGAGGAACTACAAATGAGTAAACCTTTCCAGTTTTATTATACTAAAAAATGGAGATTTGTCAATGGTTTTAGCAAAATTAACTTCTAAAACGGCCTTTTTCGTGCTTCAACAGTGCCATAATGCTGCGTATCGACAAAATCAACCAGCATGGACAGCGCATCCGGCACGTCGTCGTGCTTGTTTTTCCCCGACATCGTGTAGCTTGTCAGAAATTTGAGCGCCGTCTCATACTCCTTGCTTCGGTTTCCGCCCTTGAACAGAAAATGCTCCTTTACATATCCCGCCGCCATGATGATCTTGGTTTCTTTATTCGCCGTCGTAAACTTCGTCGTGATCTTCGTTCTCCCCTCCCGTTTCTTTACTTCATCCTGAATCTTTTGCGCTATCCTTCCCCCCGCGCTGTTGCTCTCAAAGCGCGCCATCTGTACGTGATGCTTCACCAGCATGGACACGAGCCGCGCCTCTACCACGTCCGGATTGCTGTTGTCACAAATGAAATCCTCGATGAAATACTGCTGCCCATACTGATAGGCGACCGGCATCACACAGTAATCCGTGCCGTGATCCTTCGTGTCGCATACCGCCAGTATCGCGTCGGGTTCTTTGTCCGGCAAATCATAGTACCATTGCAGTTCGTCCATATGATATAGCAGCCCCTCGCGCTCAATGGGTTGATTCTGGTACAGCGCAAGCCAGCTCACATCGTCCATGATCTCCCGCTGCTTTTTATAAAATTCCGTAGAAAACCCGACACCGTATTTGTAGTCAAAATTGCTCTCGTCCTTCTCGTTCAGCGCGGGCATAGCCACAAATTTCGCTCTCGGATTGCCCTCGTACATTCGTTCGAGCCGACCGATCACGTCGTGCACCGACCAGCGTGTCGCAATGTGCAGCTCTTTCGTCCTTTCGCCTTTCTTGCGCTGCCTGAGGTCTGTCGTATAAATCTCCCATAGCTTGTCAAGTCTCTCTTTCGACAGCGCCACTTCAATGCCGCTGACCAGATCGTCGCAGTACAGCAATGTGCCCGCCCTGTACAAGCCCGCATTGCCCGTCCCGATAGAGGTAAACTCCAACGTCTCAAATCGTTTAGATGTCCCTATATCAATCCTGCAATCCTTCGCATTCGTATTGCACACCCCGATTCCTGGAAACACTTCGTGCCACAAATACTCCCCTCGCGGATTCAGAATTCTCAGACATTCGTCATATACGCCCCTGATGAAGCTGTTGCTGTGCGAACCCGTCAGAATCGGTTCTTCAGGATACTTCCCGCCCAGCCAACACAACAGGAATATCGCCAGCGTGCTCTTCCCCACGCCCGGCGGCATGCTGATACTCAACAAATCCAGCTTGTCATCCGCCGTCAAATCCTGCAAATCTTGAACAATCGGTCTCAATTGCGCCCTGCGAGGATAATAAAACCGCTTCTTCGGCTCCCGATTCCACTCTGCATACTGTATAAAACTGTCAAAATCGTCCGGCGCGGCCATGAGCAACGCATCCTTTTGCAAATCCATAAACGCCGCAGCCGCCTTCAGGTTTCGCGCCGTGGCCGCCCGCAATCCCTCCGCTTCGCACATCCGCGCCAGCTCGATCTTATCCTTCAGCGCCCCCTGCTGCCCTACGACCGCGCTATAATCCCTGAAAAACCCCGCGTCCCCTAAATACGCAGGAATCCTCGCCCGCATTTTCTCCAATAATGACATTTAATCCCTCCCAAAAACAAAAAGAGCGCCTCGCTTTCGCTATAGCGCCCTCATTCATTATAACCTTAGCTGTCCAGTTCCAGTTTTGAGATCAGATATTCAAACCTCTTTGCCTGCGCCTTCTGTTTTACGTTCTCTACTTTGCGCGTCCCGTCTTCGTAAACGATGATAAACGTAAATTCGTTGTCTACTCTCTCCGACGTTTCCGAGCCGGTCATCGCCCCGATCAGCGCCCCGAGCCCGCCTGCCAGGATTCCGCCCGCAATCGCTCCCGATATAACGCCCGTCTTCTTCGTTTGATCGACTCCGTTCACCGCCAGCAGTTTTGTCTTCAGAATTTTCGCCTCTTCCACCTTAATCTTCTCGGCTTTGTTATTCGAATGATGTATTACCGCTGCTATTATAATACATAAAAGACCGACAGCCGCGCATGAATAAATGTATTCACTATCTTCGGTCGAATAAAACATCATCGCAAGCATTCCTACATAAAACAGACAACCTAATACCGTAAATACGATCACGGCAGGACTCGTCTTCTTCTTTTTCTTATCCATGATTGTATCAATCCCGTCATTTCAGAATAGGCTCATGCTGCCCCTTTACCCATTCGCCATCTTTGCCGTAATGATAATAACCTTCATACGTCTTGCGATTATTCACAATCCCCTGTACGGAACTGATGGCAAACTTGCCGCCGCTTCGGTTTACATACCCCTCTTTGTTCAATGTATCAACAATGTCAAGCAACACTTTTCCACTGTCCCTAAGCTCAAAGACACGCCTTACTATCTTGGCTTCATCTTCGTTAATCACTAACTCACCATTCTGTACCTTATATCCCATCGGTGCTTTGCCGCCGCTATAGCCGCCCTTCGCAGCCTTGATCTTGCGCCCGCTCGACGTCCGCTTTGTAATATTGTTGCGCTCCATTTCGGCAACGCAAAGCGTGAAAGCTTCAAGCATATTCGCAAATACGCCGAACTGCCCAAAATCTTCGGCTATGGATATGAGCTTGATCTCTTTCTTCAAGAGCATCATTTTATAATAGTAATACACATTGATGTCACGCGCAACTCTGTCAGATTTCGCTACAATCACGGCTTCATACGGTGGATTCGTTACATCGCCATACACAATCTCGTCAAACCCGGGCCGCTCTTTGGCTCCGCTTTCGCCTTCATCTGTAAACCATTTGACTATGGTCATGCCGTTCTTGTCACAATAATCCTTAATGGCAGTACGCTGGGCATCTAACCCGAACTTATCTTCGCCGCACTGTCCATCTGTCGATACTCTGATATAAGCTATTACGTTCATTTCAACACCTCCGTCATGGCTATATTATATCCGTAAACGGTTATTTGTCAAGAGGTTTACGTAAATTCCCACTTTTTATTTTTCGCGGATATTTAAGCCACTCCCCTGCGCCCTCGTCCTGGCTGACATATCCCCCACCGGCACTATACGACCGGCCGCGAATCTGTGCGCGCTCTGTGGGGCTCTGTGCGCGCTCTGTGGGGCTCTGTGGGGCTCTGTGACCGCCTGTGGGCTCTGTGGCCGCCTGTGGGCTCTGTGGGGCTCTGTGGGGCTCTGTGGCCGCCTGTGCGCTCTGTGGGGCTCTGTGGCTGCCTGTGCGCTCTGTGTGTCTCTGTGGCCGC